AATGATATACTTCGTGACCCATAATAGCTAGTGCCTCTCTATCATCCCATTTCTCTGGTACTAATGTATGTACATAACAAGTATCTACTGAAGGGTGTACCAATGCAAAACCCAATACCTGCTTACCGTATTTCTTGGTATGTTTCCAGTAAGCATTGTTAAGGCTCTGTTCATCTTTATGTACAACTACCTTTAATATAACTTCTGTTCTCTTTATTTCTATCTTGGCATCATCACCAAAGGATGCCATATTAAAATCATCTAATGCTAATACATTCTTAAACCCTGAATTAACACAGCCACTAAGGAGGAACGATACAAATAATGTTAGTATGAACCTCATTGGTTTCTCTTGTTAGTTTGGTATGAGTGAATAATGTCTATCATCTTGTCCAACTTGTTGTCAATTCTCATAAACATAGCTTGGCTCTCAGTCTTCATCTCACTAATCACAGCAGCGTTGTTAGCTATACTCTGCTTATTGAGTGCCACATCTTTCTCTATCTCAGAGACATAAGATAGTCCACCTACAGCTATTCCCATTAACACTACTATTGTCGGTATATCTATCTTTTTTGAAAATTCCCATTTAGTCTGTGACATATTTAATCCTTATTTGTTAAGTCCATCTGTTAGATTCAATCTGTTGTAGAACTCTTCCGCTTTAAAATCCTGTAGTAGTTGTGTCTCCATAACACCTGAATAATCAGGTTTAAAGTTAATGTTATAACCCATATCATCTTTAGGATTATTACCGTTGTTAATCACTAGAACTTCCACATCTCCATTAGATAGATACTCATCTCTGATTCTTTTAATAGGTGCTTGCATAGCAACAAATACAGTATGTCCTGAGTCTGATAATGTCCTAGCTCTGGAGTAACCCAGCCTAATATTAGCTTCTCTACCTGAGGTCTCAATACTAAAGTTCTTAGTGGCTTCTCTCAATTCATCACCATCTATAACAACACTATCTTCCACATATTTATTCATAGCCTTTGCAATAGTAGTCTTACCTGCTCCAGCCTTTCCTAATAATGCAACTATCATCTTATGCGTACCCAAAGGTTTCGTAGAACCAAGGGTAAGCTCTTTTGATATTCTCAGCAGTCTGCTTACCTAGTATCTCATCATAGTTAGAAGGTAATGCTTTAACATCCTCTCGTATCTTATGGTCTCCACTAGTTCCATACACACTGTCATCTTCCTCAGTGATTTGCTTAACCTCTTTGAAGTTATGCTTATGTTTAGGTACATCTAAGTAGTCATAAATCTTATCTAATTCTGCCTGAGGGTTCTTAGTTAAGTCCTCATACCGAACAAATAAGATAGGATGATTCTCTAGCAGCACCTGCTGTAATCTATCAATAGCCAAACCTACTGGCTGAGAGTTAGACCACATATCCACACGCTTTGCTGTGGTTGTACCTACCATCTCTGCATCATTAGTAATGCCATTAGATGTACTCTGAGCTTTACGATGTTGTTTCTCCAAAGAGCAGAACACATCTCTTAAATCCCTAACCATACAAATTACCTTTGGCTTCTCTTGGTAGAAATTAAGGAAGTCATAATAAACTCCCCAACCTCTACTCTTATCTACAATATAATGCTTATCGGTTATAGCATTAAAGAAACCTTTAACACCTTCAGAGCAAAACGCCCTGAAACCTGATAACATCTCCTCATTATCTTGAGCCTTAAACTCAGGAGAATTATCAAAGTTAAATCTAGCTCCAAATACTAACTCCAGAACCCCAGATGTGGGGGTAACGTAGAAGTCAGGATTCTGACCTAAGATGTTTTGTAGTAAAGTAGAACCCGACCTAGGCAATGATGCCTGATAGAATATCTCCTTCATTACTTCACCTCTTCAGCTTCTTCTACCTTTAATGACTCAGTTAGCATATTCATAAAAGCTACTCTACCTATATTAAGCTGGTCAAGGTTAAATTTGGATGAACCAATCTTACGGTCAAGGTCTTGAACGTGATTAACCATACCTATTTGCTCTTGAGTTAAATCTGCTACCTTATGTTCTTTATCGTTAATAGTAATTGTCTGTTCTTTTTGTTTTTTAGACATATTATTCTCCTGTTGTTAAGCATTAATTGCTGCTGTGAATGGTGCTAGGTCTTCTGTTGTCCAGTAGTCTTTAGCTACCATAATCTCTAAGTGTTCCTTGTTACGAGCTAGGGTTTTTGTTGTTTCTGTATCAGTATCACCTGATGCTACAATCTCGTTGACTAGATTTACACTATCCATCGCAGCACTATAGTGTTGTGCTATTTCTTCTGCGGTTGGTTCTTCTTCTATATCTGGCATATTTCTTTCTCCTGTTTTTATGCGTTTTCTAAAGCTTCTACTTTCGCAGATAACTCTTTAATAGCGTTGACCAATATTGGCACTAAACGCTCATACTTCAATCCCATTGCTGTGTCATCTCCGTTTGTATTACAGATAAGCTCGTTGTCTTTACTTGTAGCAAAACCAATTTCTTGTTCTAGTGCTTGTACTTCTTGTGAGATGAAACCGATATTTTGTTTTGTTTTCTTATGTGTACCGTCTGGAACAGCATCAAGAATATCTTGAGATGTTGAATCCTCCCCTACATACCAAGAGCGTTTATCCCAGCGATAAGTTACTGGTCGCATTTGATTTACGAAACTCAAACCTGCGGTGAAGTTTTCTACATCTGTCTTGTCTCTACCATCTGAAGATGATATTGAAGTATCGGCACAATATATATCAGTAATATCATTATTACCTAAGCAGATAGTATCATCGGCTGTGCTAATTTCCCCAGAGGGTGCACTAGAACGCCCAGAATTTTTACCAATAAGTATATTATTAGAGCCTGTAGTAAGGTCTTGACCAGCAGACTGCCCCATAACTATACAAGCTGAACCTGTAGTAGCACTATAACCTGCATAATAACCCATAGTAATATTGTAATTACCTGTTGTATTATTACGATGTGTGTTTTCACCTATTGATATATTACTAGCACCACTGGTTTTAGCATAAGCTGTATAATAACCAATACCAACATTCATAGCACCTGATACATTATATAAAGTCTTCTGACCTATACCTATATTATTATTGCTGCCATCAGAACTGCGCATCGCATCTTTACCGATAGCTACGTGGTAAGTACCATTAGTGTTATAAGATAAAGCAGCTTTGCCGAAGGCTGTATTATTAGAGCCTGTAGTAACATTACGCATACATTGGTAACCACTAGCTGTATTGTATGAACCTGAAGTGGTAGAAAGCATACAGTTCTCACCTACTGCTGTATTGGAATACCCTGTGGTATTTCCTTGTAGTGCTTTATAACCAACAGCAGTGTGAGAGGATTTGGTATTGCTTTTTAAAGCTTCATAACCTACTGCGGTATTCCAAATCTTGGTAGTTACACTATTTAAAGCTTGATAACCTACTGCGGTATTGTAGTTATTAGTAGCATCATCATTGGCTAAAGCACCACTACCTAATCCTAAAGAACCACTATCATACATACCATCACTAAGACCATCAATTTCACTAGCACCACCACCACCACCACCTGCTGCATCTTCAAAAGCTGGAGGAGAACCTGCACCAGCTGAAGTTAATACTTGTCCGTCAGTTCCAGTAGCAATCGCAACTGGATTACCAGAGGCATCAAAACTAATTATATTACCATCAGTACCACTCGCCATCTTAGCAAGAGTAACTGCATTATCTGCAATTTCTGCTGTATCGACAGCATTATCTGCTAGGTGTTCATTGTCAATACTTCCTGCAGCATAATGTTCGCTATTTAATACATTATCACCTATCTTAGCTGCTGTTACACAATCAGCTCCTAGTGCTGTAGCATCTACAGAACCAGCAGCATAGTGTTCAGAACCAATAGCATCATCTGCTATATGTTCGTTATCTATACTTCCTGCTGCATAATGTTCTGAATTTATAGCGTCATCAGCTATATGTTCGTTATCTATACTTCCTGCTGCATAGTGTTCTGAGTCTATTGCATTATCTGCAATCTTAGCTCCAGTAACAGCATCTGCTCCTAAAGCCGTAGTATCTACTGAACCTGCTGCATAATGTTCAGAACCAATCGCATCATCTGCAATATGTTCATTGTCTATAGAACCATCTGCATAATGTTCGGAGTCTATAGCACCGTCTGCTATATGGGCATTGTCGATACTTCCGTCTGTGTAGTGTTCTGAGTCTATTGCATTATCTGCAATCTTAGCTCCAGTAACAGCATCAGCTCCTAAAGCCGTAGTATCTACTGAACCGGCAGCGTAGTGTTCTGAACCTATAGCATCATCGGCAATGTGTGCATTATCAATACTACCATCTGCATAATGTTCAGAGTCAATAGCATCATCAGCTATATGTTCATTATCAATAGAACCTGCTGCATAATGTTCTGAATTTATAACATCATCACCTATTTTATCTGCAGTAACACAATCTGCTCCTAATGCTGTTGTATCTACTGAACCTGCTGCGTAATGCTCTGCATCAATTGAGTCTGCTGCTATGTGTTCTGAGTCAATACTATCATCAGCTATCTTAGTACCATCTACAATATCTGCTGCTAGGTGTTCTCTGTCTATACTGCCATCTACATAGTTAGCTGAATCTACTGAATCATCACCTAAAGATGTAGAGGCAACTGCTGCCCAAGTCAATCCACCAGTAGCAGAAGATTTTGCTGTTAAAACATAATCATCAGTTGGACCATTATCTGCAAATAAACTTGCTTCATCTACAGAATTATCTGCTAAGTGTTCAACATCAATAGAGCCATCTACATATTGAGCTGAGTCTACAGAGTTAGCACTCATATGTGCTGCATCAATAGCACCGGCAGCAATCTCGTCTGAATCAACAGCATCATCTGCTAAGTGTTCTGTATCAACTGCATTATCTGCTATCTTAGCACTTGTTACTGCATCTGCTCCTAATGCTGTGGTATCTACACTTCCTGCTGCATAATGTTCTGTATCTATTGAATCTGCTGCATAGTGTGCTGAATCTATAGCATCATTAGCAATCATAGAACCAGCAATATCTCCTGCTCCAATAACTAAATCTACAGTTCCGTCTCCGTCTTGATAAGTAACTGTAATACCTGTTTCAGTATTTCCAGTAAACATTCCACCTGCAATATCTTGTACTTCTTCAGTAGATAAACCTGCATCCGCTGCCCAAGCTATATCTGAGCCATCTGATTTTAATACATATCCACTTGTTCCTAATGCTAAAGCAGAAGGATTACCACTTGAATCTCCTACAATTACCTTACCACGCGCAAGACCTGCCATTTTAGCTATTGTTACTGCATTGTCTGCAATCTCTGCTGTATCAACAGCATCATCTGCTAAATGTTCATTATCAATACTAGCTGCTGCATAATGCTGACTATTAACAACATCATTGCCTATAGCTGTAGCATCTACTGAACCTGCCGCATAATGTTCTGCATCTATTGAATCAGCTGCATAATGCTGACTATCTATTGCATCATTAGCAATCTTTGCTCCTGTAACATTTGCATCTACAATGTTTGCTGTAACTACTGCATCATCTGCCAATTTTGCAGCAGTAACTGCATCTGCGCCTAGTGCTGTAGTATCTACTGAACCAGCAGCATAATGTTCTGCATCTATTGAATCAGCTGCATAATGTTGACTATCTATTGCATCATTAGCAATCTTTGCTCCTGTAACATTTGCATCTACAATGTTTGCTGTAACTACTGCATCATCTGCTAGTTTCGCAGCAGTAACTGCATCTGCGCCTAAAGCTGTAGTATCTACTGAACCTGCTGCATAGTGTTCTGCGTCAATTGAATCTGCTGCGTAGTGCTGGCTATCAATAGCATCATTAGCTATAGTTATAACACCCGTATCACTAATAGTAGCATCTCCCGACATAGCCGCATCACGCCAAGTTGCTGTACCTGTATCATATAATAATAATGAAGCATCCGCCGCTGATGTAATATTAGTATCATTCAGTTCAGCAAGTGTATCTTCTGTCAATATTATTGCATCAACATATGCTTTAATTGATTGTTGTGTAGCTAACTTTGTAGCTGAATCAGAAGCAAAATTATCTTCATCTAATATCGCTGTGCCTGAAACTCCTGTATTTAATACAGCGCTTGTTAAAGTTTTGTTTGTTAAAGTATCTGTTGTTGCTTTACCAACTAATGTATCAGTAGCATTGGGAAGAGTAACAGTTACATCAGAAGTGGCATCTGGAATTGCTAATGTTAATTCATGAGCATTTGCTGTAGCTCCTTCAAATATTAAAGAGCTTCCTTGTATAGTGGCATTGATTGTTAATGTATCTGTAGCAGCATCACCTATTATCATATTACCGCTGTGGGTAACAACGCCATCTACAGTTACATTACCTGCAAAATATCCATCTTTGAATTTTAAAGAAGAAGAACCTAAATCAACCGTATTATTTGTTTTAGGTAACATAGAACCTGCGGCTATAACAACATCTTGGGTAGGACCTAATTTAGTAATCGGTGCTCCCTCAGCTGTTGAACCATCATGCGTATGTCCTACTGTGCTACTAAAAGATAAAACTAATTTGTCATATTCATCATTAAATAGTGCCGAAGTAATTGTATCTCCGTCTGAGAATGATGATTGTCTAGTATACGGGTTTGCCATTATTTATCTCCTGCTTGCTGGGATTAAATCTACATACATACCCTGAATAGAGTATGGTGGATTTATATCATTACTTGTAAACTTGAAACTATTTGAGAAGCCGCTTCCCAATAGATTAATTCTTTTCATAGGAACTTCTGGAGTTCCAAATTTTGATGTGCCAAAAAGAGCAGTTCCAAAAAGAGAAGGCTCTAATATAGAACCAACTGGAAATGTAGACGGTTGTTGTAAATCTGCGTCTTCAAAATCATATCTTACATCTAAATTTATATCTGTTGTTCCTTCCGGCTTTATTGAAAGCTTAGTAAAATGTAGGGTTTTTCTAATTCCAATATCACCATAATCTATATCTGGAGTTCTAAACTCAGCACTTATTTTGCTACCATTAAAACTATTTCCTTTATTATGGAAATGTACAAATCCATCATAATCTCCATGATGTATTATTTCAGTATCGTTTGTATCAAAATTAGAAGACATAGTAGTGACTTCTATTCCCTGCACTTCTGACCATTCCCAAACTGGAATACCCTGCGGAGTAATCTTAAATGTTCCGATGATTCCTTTCTGAGCTACTACTCCTGTTGTTGAATTACAATAAAATAATCTATATTGATTTTGTGTTCTTACAACAGTTGCTGATAAATCAAAATCTCCTAAGTTACTAACTATATTAGTAATAACAGGTAATATTTTATGTGATATAGAAGATAATTCGATATCATCAATACGCGCTGTTGCAGCAACCGTTCTGATTCCATCCGGTGCTAAAAATACTAGGTCACCACCAATCTCAGCAATAGAGAAGCCATCTAGACAACCAATATTCTTGGTTATATCCTGCATCGCTATAGTAGAGGATGAAGTAATATTGAGTAATCGACTTAAACTATTTACACCGAATACAATAATTTGTCCACGGAATGTTCTTAATCCAGTTATCTTATCGCCTACATTTATAGAACCCGCAGATGCACCATTAAAATCTGCATCATCATATCTTGTACTATAATATAATGTCTCTGATTTACTAGACCACGCGCCTAAAAGAGTGTGGTCTAAGTGTACTGTAGTATATTGAGGCTTAGGAATATTAGCATATACCGGAGTTGTTTTAGATAATCCGAATGCATCATATAATCCTCTATGAAATCTAAAATTTCTAGTTCCACCTACTAATTTAGTTTCCAAGTAAACTGGAGCATCAGCACCATTTACTGCAGTAATTCTTGCGTCCGGTACACCAGATGGAACATATTCAGAAAACTGATATCGTGCTGTTGTATCTAATGTAACAACTGTAGCCGAAGCTAGTTGTGCGGCTGTTGCCCAAGTTGCTGTCCAAGTTTCATCTGCTTCTTCAGTTGCTTGCTGTGTTGTAGTAACACCAGCAGAAGGCGTACCATAATCTTTGTTTACCTGTGTCCAAGTATAACCATTTTCTGTCCAATAAATGTTTCCATTTTGACATGCCCAAAGACCTTCATTATAAGAATATACGCCATTAATGGGTGACGTTGAACCTGTTGGTGTTGTAGCCACATTTAAATTAGCTGTTATTTCTGCAGTTGTTGTAACAGAACTACCAGTAGCGGAAAATGAAACAGTTGGTGCTATCTGATAACCAGAACCTGCGCCTGTCAATGAAATCGCAGTAATAACTCCGCCAGAAACGGTTACTGTTGCCGTAGCACCACTACCATTTCCTTCTGAGTCTGTAATATTTACAGTAGTTCCACTATCATATCCAGCACCACCATTAACAATGGTAAAATCAACAACCGGACTTATCAAAAATCTTCTATATCCGTTTATCCTTCTGTATCCGCCACTGCTGGACGCTTCAAAATTCTTTAATCTTGTGGCGCTTCCCGGAGTTTTAAACAATTCATAAGAAGAAGATGTTTTATCCAATCCCCCACCTATAGAAATCGCTACTCCTTGTTCTACTGCCATATTATACGAACCTTATTCTGTCATCTGTCATGATTGATGGCTGTGGCTTTCCTGTATGTGCCCGCATCAATCGAATTCCTTTTTTATATTCCTCTAAAGCCATTGAGGATAATTCTACATTTTCTTTAAAGTGCCAAACATAATATCTTGCTTTTGCTAATAGTACTGTAGTCCATTGCTCTGAATATTTAACTTCATCATCGTGAGCAGATAAAGTTGGTATCTGTTCCCAAGCATAAAAATAAATTCTATATGCTTTATCTGGTATTGGGGATAAGCCAAATTTTCTACCGTCCGGAGACATTAGTACTCTTAAAGGTTTAGCATAAACTCCATCGTCTTTAGCACTATCATCAGATTCTCTATAATGCTTTCTCCAAGTTTCAATAGGAGTGAATCTTAAATTCTGTCTTTCATATGGAGATGAATGAGTAGCTGTCCAAGTTCCACTAGCTGTTGTACAAACAGACTCTGTATCATAGTCTGTCCATGTTGCACCACCAGCTATACAAGTACTTGCTGTCGAATATGAAACATTTGAGCAAACTCCTGCGCTAGAACAAGAACCCACATCTTCTGTAGTTAGATAGAAATTATCCCAATCTACCTTACCAAAATCTTTTGCAGTTCCGTGTGAACCGCTTGAATGTTTCTTTAAAAAATACCATCTAGTACCAGCAACGGTATCAACAAAAGAATTACCGTACTCTTGTGCATCTCCCGATACTGTCGTAGAGAGCCAAGGAAACTCTGGATTTTCATTAGCTATATCAAAATATGCTCTATTGAGAGCATCCTTTACAAATTTCTGAATTCCAGTAGCATTTGCAAAGTTAGTAGAGGTAAGCTGAACTTCATTTAGTTCGCCTAGAATATCATTGGTTAAAGCTAAATATGTTTTTTGTGACATCTTCCCTCTTTAGAATTAGGATAAGGAGTCCCCTAGAGGACTCCTTAAAGGTTTACTTATTAGTCAATCTTAATTTTAGCTAAAGCTAATGCTTCAGGACGCAATACTTTGCGACCCCACACTAACAAACCGCGGACAATATCTTTAAAAGTTAAATTGTCCCTAAGTGACTCAACAGTAGATAGTGACTGCGCACAAGACATAGCTGACATGTGTCCAGCTAAAACCTGATGCGTAGGACTACCACTACCTGTAGGTGTTGGTATGTTGTTTGACTTGTACATCTTAAAGCCTCTTAGCTCTCCCGATGCAACCAGCCCATTTCGCAAACCGCCGCTACCTTGATTATAATCAACCGACATCAACTTAGATGATGTTTTCGCTAGTTCTTCATAGAACTCCGGCTTGGCTACAACCCATCTGTTCTCTTCAGGAACATTGTTGTCGTCAAGTAAACGCGCCAAACGTGCTAACACGTCTAGTGGGTCTATTTCACTTGTGCCAAAACCAGTATCAATTGGAGCAGCGCCTGTACCGTATGCACCTGAAGCGGCAGTTACGCCAGCACAAGCTGCAGTTAGTACGTTTACATCAAACGCATCTTTCAATTGATATGCAGCGTTATCAGATGCAACCTGTTGCCAGTTTACATGAGAAAAACGCTTTTCTAAGTCATCAACCTTGAACTGAAAATACTTCGCTTGGTCAATCTGCAGGATTAACTCTTCATCCGTTAAATCTGTGGATGCTAGAGTTCCTGTATTACGAGCATAATCAGCTACTGTGATTGTTGGTTCTTTTATAATGTTAACTGTATCACCGAATTGTGCGATTTCTCCCATATAATCAGTGTTACAGATAGCCTCGGCTACTGCCGATTTGCGGAAAGCAACCTGTACCTTTTTTGAAAACACTGACGGCAACCAGAACGAATTGGTATTACTCGTTACGGCTGGGTCAAAGTTTATACTAGAACCTGTTTCAAAGCCCATGGTACTCTCTCCTTATATTAGAGGTAAACAAACACTATTTTAGTAGTGCGTAAATACCCCTTTAGTTACTTAATGAAAACTAACCTTTAGCTATTCGACCTGTTTTAAAAGCTTCATCTATTTCAGGTTGAAACTTCTCAAATTGGTCAACAGAAAGATTAGCAATCTCTGAGGTTGTCCAGACTTTTTCCTGCGGGGCAGATGGGTCTTGGGTTTTAGCCGTAACCTGTACTGCATCTGCAGCACTGCCTCTTGGGTCTGTTTCTGAACTATTTGTTGACACAGACTTAGGTGTTTCAGAAGTATAACCAGCATCCTGTTTGTATAAATCTATGGCTCTAGAAGCAAGTGAAGCATCGCCTGAATTTTTATAAATCCAATCTTGAATTGCTTCAGGTTGTACTCTAGCCCAATCATGAAAATCATCTGAATCTCTAATTGTTCTAAAGTCTGGATGAACATTTAATAGTTCTTGTTCAGCCGCTCTTCTATTACTTGCCGACTCCTTTTCTGATAGCCTAGAAACTGTATCTTCTAAATTAGAGATTTGTTCCTGTGCTCTCATATGAGCCAATGAATCTACTACATCATAGACATCTGGATAGTCCTCTCTAAAAGTAGCCAGTTCTTCTGGGGTTTTAGGTGCTACATAGGTTGTACGATTGGCTTTCAAATCAGCTTTTAAAGCTGTTTCTTTTTGCCTCCAGTCTCCTAATTTTCTATCATAATGTCTTTTCAAATCATCATAACGCTTTTTAAAATCAACCTTTTTAAATTGTTCGGTTGGCTCTTCGACATAATCATCATTGTTAGTAGCCTTTGTAGGTTCAGCTTCTTTAGGTTCACCGCTTTCTTGTTTAAGTATCGGCTCTCTGCTAGATATCACTGCTTCCTTTCGAGGGGTAACGTATGCTAAGGAATCATCAGCGCTTTGAAAACCTATATCGGATTCTGAATTGCTGTTGTCCCATGTCTTTTTAGCATTATAAGGGTTTGGTTTTGGTTGTTGGATTTCCTCCGTTTTTTCTGTTGCTTGTGTCATAACTTCCTCCATTAAGTGCCAGTTGTATAACTGGGTGGCTTCGGGGTTAGTAAAATCCAGAGTGCCAAAAGGGTAGCTCTGGGGTTGTCGCTACAAAGTCAGACTAAATCTCGTCAGTCAGTCTGTTATTTTGTAGTTAATTTATTGTACTTTAATTTTTTTCGACTTCTTTGTTTCTGGTAGATTTAATTCCATATCTACCACAAGAACGCCGTCTTTAAATTTTGCATTAAACACTTTTAGATAGTCTATCAAAGCCCATTGTCTCTTAAAGGCTCGTTGTGCTATACCTTTATAAACGAAACCATCATCATTATCTTTGTCAACGGAATTTCCAGAAATAGTTAAAGTGTTATCTTTCACCTCAACATCTAAATCTACCTTTGAAAATCCTGCTAGTGCCATTTCTAATTGATACTTATTATCTTTAACCTTCTTTATATTGTAAGGTGGATAGTTAGGTATCTCAAAATGAGACAGCGAAGATAGCTGGTCAAATACATTATCAAAACCTAGTGTCTGGTTTCTAAATGGGTCGAAAGCTGTTATCCAATTTTCGTTAAGTGTTGTTAAATCGTTTGTCATTATTATTCTCCTTTTATTAAGCGAGTTATTAAAATGGGATACCGTTTATGGCTATCCCGGTTATACCATTCTATTTAGAATGGAATTTGGTTATGTCCTTGTAAATAAGGAAGACTCTCTGCCTATAGCCGGCTTACCGTCTTTTCCTTTAATCTGTGTTACAGGGTCTAATCCTAAAAGCTTATATAGTAAATCTCCTAGAATACTTTTTCTTTCTCTTTCTTTTAGAAGACGTTTTCTTTCTCTTTCCTTGCCCGGAGTTAATTCACCTGTTTCAGTTCCTTCATCCTCTGTTGCATAGCTTCCTTTTGGAAAATCTTCTTTAGATTTGGTATACCCGCCATATTTAAAGTAATCAGCTCTTGTTAACAAACCGCCTGCTGCAAAGCCCACATCTCCCATTTGAGCAAATTGCTGTTTATTATCAGCTTCATCATAATCGGTTTCAGCTTTTGCCATCATCTTTCTAAGTTTATCTACACCTAATTGTTTTACAGATTTAGCAGTAAATACAAATTCACCGTCTGATAACTTTGCAGGTATTGAATCACTTGTTCCTGTTCCCGGACCTTCAACACTACCTTCTTCATCAAAAACTTCCTGAGAAGAAGTAGCGCCTAGCGTGTTTAGTATTTTTCTTAATTCAGGATAATCAGATAAGGCTTGATATAATATTTCTTGGTCTTCTGGAGATAAACCAGTTAGGATATCTTCTTCACCTTCTGCTGATATTTCTTCTTCAAAAGCAGGAAAATCAGACGTTTCTCTTCTATCAGAATAATCCTCTTCAAAGTTTAAAGGAATTTCTGGGTCTAACATTGAACCTTCAGTATCAAAATCTATTTCGCCACCTTCTGCATAGCCTCTTTGTAATGGACTATAGTTAAATTGCTCTTCAATCTCTGCTTCTGGTACTCTTTCTTTCGACAGTCTATCGGCTATTCCTTTCTCAAATTCTGGATAATCGGACTCCATCCTCCATGTTCTAGAGGCATCTGCTAGTAATCCGCCATCTTTCATTCCGTATGCTGCCATTCTCTTTCTCCTTAAAATTTCACAAGCTTCTAGGTTTCCATTATTGCATGCCTCTGCTAAGAAATCTATATCGCTTGCCTTACCCATTTTTATTAATTAATAGTGTTCGTATGTTTAGAACCTGCTCCGCTAGTGCAAAGCGCCCCTGTGCTTTTGCTATCTCTTTGTCATCAGATGAATTCATAACTCTTTTTATAGTCATATCTTTATCTTCTTCCAAGTATTCTTCAAAAGTTTGCCATGCCGGTGAAGTTACCAATCCCATAAGTTTTTTTATATCCATTATACTTGAGGAGGTTGTTGCGGCTGAGGTTGTGGTGCGCCGCTAAACTGTTCTTCTCCGGGTTGTGGTACTGCGCCAGTTCCTATCGTACCATCACCAGTCCCCGTGACACCAGCAGCGGGCGGAGCTGCTTCCTGTGTCTGGGGCTGATTTTGTAAGCCTATTATTTCGGCATATATTGCCGCTTCTTCTGGCGAATTAATTATTTCTTCTGGGTCAAAGTCAAGGCTGTAAGCCAGCTCTTGAATGATTTTACTAACTTTGACAAATGGCGCAACAGCCGGGTTTTGAACTGACTGCAAGAAAGTAGTAAGCCTTTGTGACCTAACTTCCTTCTGCATAAGTGAACTAGTTCCAGTGGCTTTGACTTCAAAGTCTCCAATAACACTTAAATCTCCCTCGTAAAACTGCATATTCCATTGGTAGAATGCTACTCCCAATGGCTTTAATAAAAAATCATCTAGGTTTTTAACAACTGTTTTTATATTAAGAGAGGCTGCTCCCATTAACATAGACATACCTGATGCTGTTCTTGTCATTCCCTGAACACCTGTATTGCCGTGTGAGTAAGATGGAATTCCAGTTGACTCGTCTGCTAACTGTCTAAACCTATCAAACATCTGCATATTCTCTGGTGCGGTGTTCGGAAATTTTAATCCGTATATAGACTGACCGGGCATACCCGCTTGTCTTTTAAATATCTTGCCGGGAAATATTTCCATAGATTGTCCACTTACTAAAGCGGCTTCATCTATATCAAATACTAATGAACCGGCTAATGCTAGATTATCTATTGCCATTCGCGCATGACCATTCATAATCTGCTGAGAGTCTTCCATATTCTCTGGAACTCCCACACCCCAGAAAGAATAAGGATTCTTTTCATAAGGCACTGCATGGTAAGGAAGTCTTGATGGCTTGAAAGGATTCGTTACCAAACGTATAATCTTTCCCATACAAATCCAAGCATTAATCTGAATCTCTTCTAAATCATCTATGGAATCATTTACAACAAGTCCAGCTTCCCTAGCGAACTCAGCATCCATCGTTCCCCAATATTCTAATACTTCAAATCTGTCAGTCTCATTCCAGTTAGTCGTATTATCTAATTTTATATCAGTTTCGTAAGAACGCTTATTATAGTTAAATCCCTGCTTTATACATTCCAATATCTTAGTCTTATCGAAATAAGGACGATTCATCAATGCTCTTAGTTGGGATTTATTATACTTGTGTCTATGTATAGCCCATTCAGCTTCTTCCATTGAATTTGCGTTGGGGTCGGGATAGAAGTCCCAAGCGCTAACAAACTCTAAACGCGGTACTCTTACGCTCTCCGGTTGGTAATTTCTGTTTCCTTCTTCGTCAACTTCCCACGAATGTAGTGTTTTATTATAATTGAACGGACCTTTGATGATGCCCGTGCCCAAAAGAACCGCTTCAAATAACGCATTTCGTAATTCTGTAACTCCATTAGATTCTTCAATCTGGTCATGAATTAACTTCTCCATTCGTCTTGCGGCTATTTGAGCTGGCTTTATTTGAGACAATTCAGGAGAGCGGGCTACACCTTCACTAACAATTACCTCTCCAGTATCGTTAGTATATTCTTCTTCTAAAGAACCTAAAAATTTATCTGAATCTGTTTGAATTGCTCCCGGCTTTAATTCATTGCCATCGCCTGCGAAACCTACATCATAGGGATTGAAGTTACCTACGTTGTCATCTGTTATTCCTACACCCGGCATATAATCCAGATTACCTTCCAGTTCTGGATTGATATCCATTGCATTACCAATCTGGTCCTTTAATGGATTTAAATGTGCAAATTCCGATATACCGTCTGGTACTGCCGTCTCTTGAATCTGCAAAGGAAACTTAGCGCCTGAAAAAACAACATCTACCAACTGACCATAGGCTGCAAGAGTTTTTGTTTTAGTTACCTTGATGAAAACTTTAGACTTCTCGTTTTCCTTAAAGCGTACATTCTTATTATAAATGCCGCGATAGTTATGATAACTTTCTAACCATCTCTTCTCATCGTCTTGCTTGCCTCTTTCAGCAGCATCAAATCTTTCTTCCACCAAACCCGCGAGCCTAGAGATAAATACCTGATTCTCTTTTTCTGGCTCTGTTTCTGGCTCTATTTGAGGCGCGGATATTTCATCTGCTGAAACAAAAGGCTGTGCAGATTCGTTTATACCGAACTTAATTTCTCTATCAGCCATATGCCTTCAACTTAATATAAACAATAACTATATATTATACAGTATATTTTTACTTTTGTCAAGGGTTTTATAGAAAAAAGTTTCTATTTAGTAACCAAACACTTCATCTGACATCTGATGTGTATCTAAATTCTGTTTAAATTGAAACATTTCATCATGAACTGAGGCTCTAGGACGGGACATTATGAGGTATCTGAGGGCATCATAAGCATGGTCTGGAGCTTTTGTATCAACATCTTCCGGTCTATTCTTGTCAACCGGAATGGTTTGTAATTCTCTGATAAGATTTGGACAGGTATTGAATATCTGCATCTTAGGTCTACCGTCTATCTTATTGGGCTTTAATCTTTCATGTATTTGTATCTTACCCGCTAATCTATTCTTATCTGCTGGTCTTAGTTTATGTCCAGCTCTTACTAGTATCTCACCTATAGTTGGACCAGTATAGCCAGTTCTATTCCAAGCTGCAGTATCCAGAACTCCAGAGATAGAATATGCATCGCCTTCTTCATAGATTGTAATGCGTTCTGCTAAGTCTTCACCAGTCAATCCTTTTTGATATAGTTCTCTATATATAATAAGTGTGTCATCATTAGGGTCAACCGCTGCCCATATTACAGCAGACTCTGCAGCATAGCCGTAGTCAACACCTTTAAGTCTTGACCAAGTAGGAGGTATATCAAAAGGAGGAATAACATGCTTTTCTGTGTCAAATTCTACAAATGCGCAACCTTCATTGATATCCCAGTTGCCTTCTAATAGTTGTCTCCGCTGTACAGGAGGAAGAGATTCCAACATCTTTAAATAATCAGTATCAGCTAGATAAGGATTATCCTGAAGAAGTGCAGGAATAAATTTTCTAACAACACCATCCTTACCTGTAAAGGTTTCATTAGGAGGTGTTGGTTCTATATATCTTTTCTTTACCCAAGCTGCTCCGCTACCACCGGGGTTAGCAGTACAACGCATATAAGTTTGTATTAATGGGTTTGTTGTTCTTAAACGTGAAGCAAGATAGTTCCACGCAAACTCGGTGGGTAAGTGAGTTATCTCATCAAAACCAATCCAACTGTAGGCTTGTCCCTGAAATCTATATACATCTGCATCTTTCTCTAGGAAAGAGAATTGAATCGTAGCGCCAGAGGGAAACTTCCATATCTTGTCTACTTCTCTAAACTTAGCACCAAGAAAAGCTTTAGGATAGAGTTCTCTGCTCTTATCTATTAGTTCTCTTAGTTCTGGCATAGAACGTCTTAGTATTAATGCTCTATGTTCCCCAATGTGTGCATAGCGCAGCGGGTCAACTAACATAGCATAGGACTTGCCTCCACCAGCTGCTCCACCATATAGTACATCTTTCTCTGGGGCTGCAAGGAAATCTGTTTGAGGTCCTGCGTTTGGTTTGAAGAGTATTGTTTTACCAGCTAGGTTAGCACCTTTTATTGCTTCATCCGATATAATACTCTTTCGGGAATTCTTTGCAACCTTCTTTACTATCTTGGTTGTCTTCTTTCTATTCTTGGCTATTTTTTTTCTATTAGCCTTGTCTGCTTTTCTAACTCCTTTGACTTTGCTATATCTTCTAACAGCGCCTTTCTTAAATCCTCTCTTCTTTGCAGGAGTACCGTCAACTTTAAGTTTTACATAGTTTCCAGCAACAGCGTACTGGTCTAACACTAAATCAGGATAGAGCTTAGAGAATTCATCAAGAGTTATATACTTTAGTTCTTTTGTCATTTAAATAATATCTATAATAATAAAATAAAATAATATATAATAAAAATACTTATAAGATATTTTTAATAGTAGCTCTTAAAGATATTCTATAAGAATATTATACACTATATTTTAGGAATTGTCAAGAGGTTTTAGAAAATATATTTGGTGTTCCGCAATTAGTATCTTGTTTTTATTATTTTAGAGAGCCCGGCGGGGGATATTTTTCTATCTGTTTTGTAATATAACCAATCACATGCTTCCCGTAGAGATAATCCTTTACCTTGTACATAATTCACCATTAAGTCTAAGGATTCTAGTTCTGATTGTATTGGTTCAAAGTATCCCTTGTTCTTTTCAGCAACTTTATATCCAAAAGGTATGGTAGGACCTCTCTTTTTAATTAATTTAATTTCTTTTTCTAGTAGACTACTCATTCATTACCTCTGCATCTTCCGCATCTATAGTTAATTCTTCTTTTGCAGGCATAACAAAGATGCCTCCGGTAACATTATGGTCTACTTGTAGTTTATTTTCTTTAACAATGCCGACTCTATCCAATAAACTCTGCGCGGCATTCAACTTTTGGTTAGCTTGAGGTATTGGCGCATCACTTTCCATGATGTTCACTAGCTTATTAGCAGCTCTCGGAGCGTTTCGTGTCAATATCAAGTTAGCTATCTCTAATATTTCATTCTTTAATGCTTTTACTATTGCCGTAGAACCTGCGCCCTCTTTATATCCCGCAGATACCATAGCCTGATTTATATCACCATCAGAATTTATGTATAAAGCGTCTAGAAATGCTTGTTGTTTTGGCGTATAGTTACGCCCATCTGTCTTTACTATCTCTGGAAGAGGCATATTATTATTCCTGTATTAAATATTACTATTATACACTAGGTTTCCGAATTTGTCAAGTCTGGTTAACAGCTATTTTTTACATAAAATGTGCGACATTGCTATAA